CATTCCACCATTTGCCCCACCAATAAACTCACCGCCAATAGGTAGCATGGAGAGCCATAAGATCGGTACACCACTTACACTGTCAGTCTGTACACGATAATACAAACGCGGCCCTATCCACATCACATGCCCTTTGGTTTCATCTACCGTAGTACCATCGGCAAACACCGCACTATTGGTAGGGGATAATTTTGCCGCCCTTCCATCATTCGTTACAAGATAACGGCCACAATACAACTTGTATTCTGTCCATGCGGCTGTATTACCTATCACACCATAGTTTGTGCTACTTTGGGTTGATTGTTTGATTGGAATCCCCCAAGCCACTTGCCTCAACATTTGTTCGTCACCATTATTGATAGCATTCATGAAGTTTTCTATGGTAATGCGTCTAACACTACCACCAACTTCCACCAATACTGTGTTGGAGCGTAGAATGGAAGTTACCAATGTTTCATTTCCTAATCCTTTAGTTGCCATAATATTATTTTGTTTTTTATGTTAATTAAAATGACACTCTGCCAAAACATCAACATCATATTGAGTCCCGTTTCTGTCGGTTTCCGTTGTTGTTACAGATATGGAATTTGTCGTAGAATGTTTCAAACTCTTCCAGTTTTCCTTATCCATCACATCCATAGTCCATGATGCGGAAGTGGGAGTATAAGTTAATCCAGTTGTCATATTTACAATCTTGGCACTTACTGTAACGGGCTGGCCGGTATCAACCTCTTTGTTGGAAGAAGTTATATAACACACAATCTGAAATTCATCTGCCGTGTCAACAATGCGTACCCCGGCACGTGCTATCGGTTGTGAAGCACCTGAAGACTGATAAACTTCCGCTATGAACAACTGGGTACCATCCACATCACCACGGGTAACAGTTATACTCTTTTGCCCGTTCTTATCAGCCCAAGCCGTCGTGTCCTTATACCATTTTATATAGTAATCGGTAATGGCATTGGCACCGGCATATAGCTTGGTAGTCAGAGTACAACTTGTTACTTTACTTGTTAGCTGCTCGGTACTTGCAAGAATAGCAAGATAATAAGAACTGGCTCCCATGTTCTGAATGGCAATAGGTAGCTCACCAGTCAAATTATATTCAACACCTGCCGTAGAAGCGACACACGAATAAGTCAATGTATCTCCTGCAACATTCGTTTTACTCGCCAAGTTTCCGATAATTTTAATGGCGCCGGTACCAGTATTCAAAGAGAATTTACCCGTACTGTCTTTTTTCCAACCTCCACTTTCAGCACCATTAAAATTTAAAGCCACCCCGTTGTAAGTCCAACTATGGCCTGACAAACTGACTACTAACCCACGCGCCGAAGTTACTTTAGGTGTCCGTATCGGCTGATTTGCGGCCACACTCCAATCAGGAGAGACAGCCCCACTTTCTTCATCTACGGCCTGAAACAATGGAATGCCATTGTTTTCAAAAGTCAGCATAAGGCTGTCATTGGAGCGAAGGCGTTTGATCGTAATGCTATTTTGGGCACTATAATTTTCTGCCATATTCCCAACCTCCTTCCGATATAATTTGATTTATGCTTGTATTAGTGTAAACAATACCGTCCAACAACAGTATTCTATCTTCCAACCCTCCATCAAGAGAGGATAAACACATTACTTCCTTCTCATTCAAGATTATGGACTCTTCTTTTACCAAGTGCCCCAATAACAGCACCCCGGCATCCAAAGCCTTTTCCTTATTTGCTACAACATACCTCATATCAATTATTTATATATATGTTCCCGTTACTGTCCGTATATTCATTTGTCCCATCTGTCAATACAGAGAAAGCCTTTTTTTGCTCGGCCTTAATGTACACATCCAACCAATCATCAAGATAGGTTTCGCCAATACCGGTTCCATCCAACATTATCACTGTTTTTTCCCCTTCCTGCCACTGTACCCCAGTCTTGTTTGCACTATCCGTAAACCATACCATGCGGATAATCGGTGCCGGTATCGGTACAATTTCGCCATTCCACTGTACCATCGCTACATTTCTATGCAAAATTTCGTCAGGATTGATGGAAGCCTGACTTGCCGGTATGCACGTAAATTTGGGATAAACACGATTGATGGAAAATTGCTGTCTTGCAACCTCTTTTCCACCGACTTTCGCCAACAGCAAGTAATCACCTTTCTCAATCAAACGCAAATCCATTGTCAGTCCGGTTAAAGACAAAGCCACAATTTCGTGATTTGCAGTAGTCAGCCTCGTTTGACTGGATATGCCGTTTACCTGATAAAGTTCAATCGTATATCCGGTAGTTATTTTATTCACTCCCTTTGTTACCATAAGTGGAATGGTGCGCTCGTATGAATTTTCATCCAAAGCCGCATTCTTATTGGCCGTAGATGCGGAAATCAATTTGTTGGCTACCTTGTAATCATACAACAAGAGTTTGTCAAGAAATGGATTGTACTGGATTATCTGACTGTCCCCGATAGACAAACCGTATGTGTCTTCACTCTTATCTACCGTTGTCAACATTATGGAGTCAGTTTTTACGGGAATATTCACCCCCAGCCGGGTATCAGCTATTACACCTTCAAAATGTAACTCAAAACTTTCACCCGGAGCCACATTTCTACTTATGGTAATGGCACCGCGTGTATCTCCAACCGTATCTATACTGTATTTCCTATTCCAAGAACTGATTGCAGAAAGATTTTTTCCATTAACAAACCAGTTCATTTCTGCCAATAAGGAATTGACATAAGGCATATCCCAACTACCGTCAGCAGCATTCGCTATGACTTCCGGTAAAATCACCAGCGGAGTAACCCCACGGTCAGGATCATATTCATTTGCCACCGGATTATAGACCTGATTGGCCGGACTGTTCGGTGTCAATATTTTCAAGCTTACCGCAATGGTAAGCGGTTGAAATTCTTTCCTGATTCTTTTCTTTTCACTTTCTATCATATTGTCACAATTGCTTCTATTGATGCAGTATCATTCGTTGCCGTTATGGTAAACAAGGTACTTACTACTGTTACTGAATTATTTCCTAAATCACTAATTTCCTTTGTGTTATATATCGTTATTGAACCGTTGAAATCTTTATGCTTGATATTCCAAGCCTCATCATCGGCAGTATCTCCACTATCCCTTCGGATAGTCCATTGTCTAACTGTGTCAGTAATATCCTCCCAACCTTTGAAGACCTTGCAGGTAATTTCCATCGATTCACCATAAGCAAGAAAATTATCACCATGCGTATCAATCTCAATGCGTACCGGTGCATCTATCTGTAACTGTTCGATTGTACCGGTCATATAAATGTTGTTCAGATAAGCGGAATAACCGGTCATATTCAATCCAAAGATGTTGAGATTGCTCAAATCTCCATCCTGCATTGCGATCATACTCTTTGTAAACTCCCAGTCATTTACACCCACCAAGAAACGGCGGTATGTCCTTGTCTCATAAGCGGAAGTCTGGCGTTCTTTGTTTGTAAAATTGCCATAAGCGACAAAATGCAAAGCCTCACACGGATGGAAAGAATATTGCCAACGGTCAGAAACACCACGAAGCACATAGCGGAACCGTTTGTTTGTTCCGGCATCCAATATTTCTGTAATACGAAAATAGATTGTACAGAAACCGGCAAACATACGATTGCCACGGCTATCATCTATATCAGATACCGCATTATTCCCCGGTGTTTCATAATCATGGAAATATCCCATACAAATATCATCCACGGCCACAGCACCAATTTCACCGTCTTGCAATTTCAAACTTATCGTCCCGGAACGCAGCAAGTTACCATCAGCATCATAATCAGGCTCAACACTCTCTATAATTCCAGCACCGGGAGAACGCCATTTGTCACCAAGAACTATTTCTGCACGGTTGAAACGCAATTCCGGCACTTCTAAAAACCTGCGTAATGTGAGGCTTTCCATATACCCACGTCCCATGCTGTCTATTTTCGCCCCAAAGCCGGTTAACCCCTCTGCAAAACCACTTGCACCAAAAATAGCACCGGCTAAGAAGCTGATAAGCCCAGCTGCCGTATCATTATGGGTACGTGAAAGAAAAAGCTGATTACCCAGTGAACGGATGATAGACTGTATCTGTTGGGTATTCAAGCCACCGGTTCCCTGCCCACCACCTGCAATAGAATCTATCTGATTTTGGATTTTTTCAAGCGATCCAACAGCTTTTTCCTCCCGAAGTGTCATAGTGTACTTCGGTATCATATCTTCTCCCTCTTTAATAATAAGGGTATCAATAATGATGCTACCTTCAATACCAAGATCACTATCAGTGAATAGCATTAAGTCCCCTTCTTTCAAAGTATCATGTATGCTTGCTTCCCCCCTTGCAACAGCTTCATCATGTTGGCGTGCCATGAATATATCATCCACCTTCGGCTCATACGAATAGCGCACATAGTCATTCTTTTCAAGGTATTTTTTCGCGGTAACAAGTAACCGTTGTGAAGCTGCCTGAATATAAACGTCCGGCATATCAATATAAAGCAGGACAAACTTGTCACCGGACTTTATATTGTAATCCTTGTATGGGAAATATAATTTCAGACTTTCATCATATACACGGTTACAAGTCAGCACATATTTATTGCCCTTCTTCTCACATTTGGTTATTTCAAAATCCCGGCCACCACACATGCCGTTTTTCATGCTAATAGTGGCTGTTTCAGAAGTCAGGTAATCGTTTATATTGAAACCAACATCTTTTAGAGTTATTGTAAAAGGTGGAACATCTTCACCTTCTTTCAGGTTATCCATTGTACCATCATCCGTCAGTTGTTCTGCATCAGCCACCTCGTCAAGACTACCATTATCCCCGGCATCCAACGATACATAAATACCAGCATCTTTCAACTGTTCGGCGGTCATATCTTCCATTGAAGGATGTATTTCCTCTAAACCACCGGTACCGTCAAAATAAACACTTCCTTCCCGAATGCCAAGTGCAGCAATATTCTTGCTGTCAATATATGGATCAAGTGTTGTCTTAGGAAAATCAGGTAACATCAGATTTTCCACGGCCATGTTATTCGGCAAATAATTGGTAAGGGAACTATTTGAGAGCTTATTATAATACCGGTTAGGCATATTTCTTGTACTACCGTATGCACGCAACCGGGTAATAATCTGTTGATCCGCATCGGCTGTACGTTGAATTTCGTACAGACCATTTCCACGCCCATACTTGAAAATATTGCCCACAGCAATACCGGCAGTACCGATTGTTATTGTCCGTCCACGAATAACGAAGTTCGCACCAAATTTTGAATTAAACAATTCCAACGCACCCCATACCTTTATATTGTTCACATCAATGTTTACGTTGGTAGTGCTCACATATTCAGGGTGTACAACAACCGTCCATTTTTGTGCTCCGGTATATATACGGTCAAGATTTACTTGAACACGGTCTGCCAAATCTTGTATAGACGAAGCGAAGAAACTGAACTTTGGCAAAGAAGTGAAGTGTATCTGATTATCACTTTTCACATAATCAAGAAAATCACATCGCGTCAATTCATCTCCCGGCCAGTTGAACTTTACGTTATCATAGACAAACGCTTCTCCCGAAGTTTTTCTTGCCGCCTTTTTTAATGCCGTAGGATCATAGTTTATCTCAAACTTCTCGCCACGGTACATAACATAGTCACCTATCTCAAAAGGAATGGGCACGGCACTTTTCAGAGTGCTTGTCACAAAACATGCACCCATCCATGTACCATTATACTCCAAACTTTTCAGCGTACAACGTACCGTATTGCCAGTTTTATCATAAACTTTCCATGCCATACAGCTATACTTTTTCAACCAATGAAACTATCTTTGTCGGTTCTGCAACACTATACGAGGGGATTATTTGAGTTCGAGGATCAGTCACTCTGAACTTTATCGGGAAGGTCAAGACTTCATCCATATTGGACTTGTTAAATTCAAAATCTCCAACCTCCAGCAAGTAAAGTCCTTGCCGCCCGATACCTGTGTGCGAGTTATATATTTTCAAGGTGGCACCGTCACCATTCTCCCCCGTTAGATAGTTTTGAAAGGCCATGATTTTATCGTATGCAGTACCTAAATCCCCTTTATAGCACATTTCGGCCTCCAAGTCGTATGCTTTTAATGGTAGCTTATCGGGTATGTAAGTATCTTCACCGTCTTCTTCCGGCCAATCCCGTTTTGGTAAGTCTTTCGTTTCCCCACCCGGTTTGAACGGAAATTCAGTGCACACAATCCCAAAATGCGCCAAGCTGTCTTTGACCGGAGCATTCTCGGTAGTTTTCTGCATCAAAATAGAATACGGTTCGTTCATATACACATATAAAAAAAGAGCTTGCCGCAGAGATATTTAGTCTCCACAACAAGCTCTATGGCCTTATACTTTAATCTTATTTCAACGCAAATATAATTGTATTTTCTATATTATCATAGAAAATAATATTATAAAATCATTTTTTAATAGAATACAATAGCCAAACAAATGCAAATCACCATTTATATGTTTAAAAACATAAAAAATATCATTAATCAATATACTTATTATTAATACTTTTGCCTATAATTATAAAAGAGGTTATTATATGTTAGGAGTTTTACTTTGGTTGGTAATAATCCTACTGATTTGTTTCAGTGTAACTGGGTGGCATTGGGCTATTATTGGAGTAATATTACTACCCTTATTTGCGTTGTTCCTAATTATATACGTTGACTTTCCTGAAAACCGTTTTGATACCAAAAGACTTAAGAGTGATATAAAATATTTATTAAACAAATTATGCAAGAAATGAAAAAAGTCCTACTTACATTTATATGCGTAGTGATATTCGCTGCATGTTCGTCAGAAGATGAAGAGAAATATACAACAATTGATGAAAACAGCCTTGAATTTGATAGTAATGGTGGCAGTCAAACAATTTCAATATCCTCAAATACGAATTGGTATATTGATGATAATCCATTTGAATGGATAACTGTATCATCTCCAAAGAACAAAGAAGGTAGTGGGAACGCACAAGTGACAATTTCTGTTACAACCAATCCTGATTATGATGAAAGAACTGGATTTATATTAATAACATCTGACGCCGTTCTTGAACCGATACAAATAAATATATCACAATCCCAAAAGGATGCTATTTTAGTTCCTGAACAAAACTCAACTTTTGGTTGGGAAGGTGGTAGCAAAGAATTTACCTACAAATCCAATGTTGATATGGAAATTGTTATTCCTGAAACAATGAATTGGGTTCATGCTACAAAAACAAGAGCTTTATCCAATGGAAAGATAACGATCACAGTGGATGAAAACTCTTCCTCACAACGGCAAGGCACAATCACTTTGAAAGGAGATAATATATCAAAAGATTTCACTATTACGCAAGAAGGTTTCATTCCAGTGCAATCAGTTTCATTCCAAGAAGGAACAAACCTATTTTTTGATAGAAATGCCAATCTTGCATTACACCCCGTATTTGTACCTGCAAATTGTTCAGATCAGACTTTGGAATGGACTTCATCAGACAGTGATATTATTGAAGTAGATCAGAATGGCGTACTCACTATTAAAACTAACGGTACAAGTATGATTTCAGCATATAACAATAGAGCAGATAAAATCGCAATAGCCTGTATTACTGCCAAAATAAAAGCAGAAAGTATTCAGTTATACAATGTATGGGGAGGAAGCTTATCAGTTTCTTGTTTTGAGGGGAACTGGGGGTATTCATTCATCCCACAAGTTGTAGTAGAACCTGCAAATGCTTATATAGAAGATTTAATGCTCACATCTGAAAATGAGAACTTGGTTTCCATTGCTGGTAGTGCAGTTATATGTAATAGCCAAGGCTGGACTGGGCAAACTCGGATTACAGCCAACCTTCCTTATAGCGGAATATCTTCTTCATTCGATATAAATGTACAATGTTGTTATTTAAAGGCAGGCTTAGGAACAATTGTACAGAATGAAAATGAATTTCTTATCAATTTTGCCGGGCAAATATATTCCAATAACAGTAATGACAAGTTTAAGATTGAAGGAATTAGCATCACAGATGAAAACAATCGACTGATAGCTACTGCTAATAGTTTTGATTCCAATAATACTGATAGAGTGCGTTGGCGATCAAATCAAATAAATTTAAGAGATTACGGAATATACGTCATAGACAATACCTTTTATGAAACACTTTCTAAATGGAATGCAATAGTTACATACAGATATAATGATTCAGAAAATATAATATCCGAAAGTGTCAAAATTGACACAACAACAAATTATTAATCCAATTGGGCTGGCTTCCATTCAAAGTCAGCCCAATTTATTTGTTATGTATTGAAAAGAATTGCAAATTACCTCTTGATTGTATAAGAACGGAATTACGTTCTTTTAGCTTTTCCTCTGTAATTAAGGTTTTCACGAATTGTTTAGTAAAATCGTTTTCTGTATAGCGCACCATCTGTTTCCGCTGCCCACTATGTTCATTCCATTAACTTTACCGAAAAATGACGATTTAAAATTTGCTTATTGCAGTATATTGTCAAAAACTCGATTTTTCTAAATTTTCAGAGAAATAAATAGTGAACACTATGCTACTGGTATTAATTCACCTTTAATCAGCTTTATGGCTTTCTTTACGTCCCAACCGCTTTCGCATAATGCGATGATAAAACGTACACCTTTCGTAGTCCATACAGTATAAACATTTGTCCCTATCGAGCCATCCGAACGTGTGTACGTCTGTGTACGTGTAGAGTGTAGTCCCCAAGTAGAATAAGGAGTATGCAATAACCATTGTCCGCTTTGTCGGTAGATGACTCCGATTTCTTTCAGCTTCTTATGCAGCTTTTCGGCATCCATTCCTATCTGCTTGGCGACTTGTGTGCTCGTCTGGGTGTTTACACTCTGCAAGTGGTTATCGTAATAGCTGACCTTCGGAGAGGCTTGAAGCAACTGTTCTTCTTGCAATGCGTTCTGTTGTTCAAGACGTTGCTTCTCTTCTCGCTCGTTCTTTAATTGTGTTGCAAGACTGATAACAAGGTCGGGATTATTTATCATTTGCTCCAAAGTTGGCTGCATGGCGGTCATGCCATATTGAAGTAACTCTTTGATACGCTTATTGCACCATATAGCGAATGATGGAGATAACCAACGGGCAAATTCCAATGCTACATCTTCGTGAAGCCATGTGCCTTGTTCGCTATTACCACCTTTAACTACTTGAATTAGTGCCGATATGGGAATATGCATATCGGCTGAAAGTGTTTCTGTGAACTCGGTAGTAGCTTTCAATCTAAGCCAATCCCCTACTAATTTACCAAACGGCTTTGCCATTTCTGTTGCATTTACCATTACATTATCATCTTTATAAAAAGTGATAGGGCTTCCATTATATTGAAAAATTTGATTTGTTTTCATATTATAAATTTAGATTTTACTTAACAAAGATTTCTCCCTTTTACGGGAAAGTTCACGCTTATTTTCTTCAAGTTCTTCCCAACGATTAATAATTTTGGCTCGTAAGTTTGCATCATAACCACTTGCGAGAAGCAAGCAGTCTTTTTTAGTGAGAAGATAATAAGGGTCTTTTCTTTCTGCGTTATTCCCTAACTTTGTGATTTTGAACATCAATTCAAAATTGAATTTATGTTTTTCTTCCAGTTGTTCAAGGATATTGCGAATATCTCGCATTACATTTGAATGAGTTTTGCCCGTAATTTCTGCAATCTGCAAGGAGGTCATTGTTCTTTTTTTACCTTTTCCCTCATCAATAGGTATTAACTGATTAAAATTTTCCATATCTTTGCACTATAAAGTTAATGTTTTCCCCATCAGCGGCTCGGACATCTCCGCTTTTGGGGAATTATTTTGTCCGATCTTGTAGTAGGCAGGGAATCGAACCCCAATACGCCATTACTCGTACCTACTGAACCCTCCTTAGTATAATAGTCACGCTTGACATAATAGTAAAGAGAAAGGGCAAATCCCAATGAAGCCTAATGTGGTTGTCTGCCTCAAAGAGAATGCCCTATAATATTTTACTCCAGTTCATGACAACCACGTAATGAACCTAACAGCATTGTTTCCAGCGCAAATATAAAGACGATATTTTCGCCATACAACAACCTAAAAATCAAGAAAATAAATTCGGTAAACATCAGTAACAAACGGTAAGAATCGGTAAATAAAAACAGTTACATTTACTCTAAAATTTAGACACAATATAAATAATGCGCGTATCTACCGTATTGTGACGAGATGTTGGTTGTCATTTATGATACCGTTCCAATAATTTAGAGATATAAAAGGCTGTAAATAAAGATATTGCAGAACATGTATTAGTCCACATTCATTTTATATCTTACCATGACATTGCCATCGGCTTCAATTTTACAGTTTTTGCCATGAACATATACATAAACTTTAGCCATATCGCTTTGCCTTACATGTAGTATAGCCCGATCATATACACTCACAAAAACTTTGGCACAATCCTCCACTTCAAGAGCCAATTCACTATCATGCCGCAAATGGAGAGTAGCGGCTGCAAATTTGCTGAAAGAAAATTTGCCTGAACATTTACCGTTCAGCACATATACACCGTTGTCACCTCCGGTCACTGGTTCATCAACAAAAATATGGTTTTGATGGAGCAGACTCCGGTCAAAATTACCTTTTATATATTCCACTGTCGGATAATCGTGCTCAATACAAAAATCAATGCCTCGTATATACATTTCAATTAGTTCTTGCTGGCTTTTATTGTTTTGCCAGTCACCTTGCCATTGTGTGCAGAGGCCATACGATACGGCATGACCTCTCAATTCACTATTCAATCTGTTCATAATCATACATTAAACTTGTTTACACCGTTTATATTCCTATGCAGTATATCTCTGATCTCTTCCACAAATTCCACATTCTTTGCTGTATTTATCTGTATCATTGTCAGTTGTCGCAATTGTGCTTGTGCTATTACATTATAGGCCGGGAACAATTCTTCAACCAATCTGCGTACATACTCCCGTTTGACACTCACGTCAGCCCGGATTGCATTTATATAAGAAGCCAAAAGGTTAGCGGTATTTTCAGTAACATTCTGTATGCCTTTAGATAACCCACTTCCATTTTCTTCTTCCTCTTCTTTCATGCTGATACCATATTTCTTTTCCATATAGTTGTTCAGCTTGTCAAGCATGGAATAGTAATCATCGGTTTTCTCACTCACTCCCATTAGATAGTCCGCAATACTTTCCAACTCCCTTTCGTCAAGGGAGAAATCCTTGCCGAAATAACCACTCATTCCATCCTCACCGAAAAGCATCTTCTGAAGCTGTTGCATGGCCGGTTCCAAAATACTTATTTTGAGAATGGAGTTCATGACATCACCCATAATGTCGGCAACCTTATTTTTGAAAGCTTCGGCACCATCCTCGCCTTTCTGCCATGCCTCATACAAGGCATCTCCCAACTGCGAAGCCCAGTCTTTCAAATTAATGCCATAGAGAGATTCAGCCGTTTCCTCGGCAAAATCCTTTATTTGCTGTTTCATCTCCGCAATCTGATTCTCATAATCAGCTACCTTGCTATCATCCGTCTTCTTTTTATCAATTTCAGCTTGCCGTTGTTTCTCCAACTCTGAAAGTTGTTCTTGCATCAAGGCACGTTGATATCCGTATGCACCACCTTCATCGTATGCCGAAACACGTTTTTGAAGTTTTTCCGCTTCCTGCTTATATTTCTGCAAAGACATCAAATCGAAGATGTTGATCTTTCCCTTATTGCGTATTGCCTCAATCTGATTATTTAATTGATTCAACCGGGTACGGTCATTTTCTGCATCTACAAGTTTTAGTTCCGTGCCACTGCCCAAGAAACGTTCAAGAATACCGTCAATTTGTTCGTATATATATTGCAACTGTTGAGCACGAAGTTTACTCTTTTCAATAGCCTTATCGAGTTTCTTATCATGCGCTTGTGCTATCTTCCCAATCCAGTTTACAGCTTCACCGGCAGCGGCAGCAATACCACCAACTATTCCACCTTTGGCAAATCCCTGCCCGATATTGCTTATAGAAGACATGGCATCCTGCACATTGCCCATCGTGTCGGCCATGCCCTCATTGCCCAAAGCATCGAACATGGAGGACATTTGCCCTGCAAAATTGCCGACAAGATCAGCGCTTTCAGCGGCACTTTCTCCCAACCGTCCGATTTTCTTTTCCAGTTTGTCGCTGTCTTTTTCAGAAGTAAAAAGTTCTTTTACATTCTTTGCTAAGGTTTTGAATGGATTTACAGCCAATTGTGCATCTTGCAACTGGGGGATAGCTTTTATCAATTTATCCAACAAAGAATAAGCCCCCTTAACATTTTCAATACTACCATCATCTTTCGTGAAAAAAGAAGTAAATCCATTAGGCTTTCCATCGCTATCATAGGAAACCTTTGCATTATTCTTGATTTCCCTTGCGATACGTTCAGCCTCTTTCAAATCAGAGAATGAACGTTGCTCTTTATCTCCAAATATTTTCTCCCATTCAGGTAACAATTGTAATAAGGTCGATTTTAATTCAATCAGCTTCTTATTATATTCATCAAGATAAGCCTTCTGAACATTGTTTAGACCTGACGTATCACCAACCAACTCCCCATTTTTTCCGACACTTAATCCAGTCTTTGATGCGTACTGTTCACTTAATATTCGTATCTTTTCTATCGTTGATCTTGCATTGGCAATAACCTTTGTATCATCAAGTGCAATACTTACCTTATCTTTCTCAAATGCCTCTTTAGCATCCTTCCACACCTTAAAAAATTGCTTATATAATGGGCTGTCTTTACCTCCTAATATACTTTCTGCTTCATCGTCACTCAAAGTGAATGGAAGATCAACACCCTTTTCTTTGAGTTTCTTTTGTACTGTATCTATTAAATATTGCGCTTCATTCTCATAATCAGTCAAAAAACCAAAAGCATAAGTTGAAGCATCCTTCTTACTTGCACCGGCATTGATAAGCTGCTTGTATATATCCCATTTCTTTGAAACATCAGATACGTACCTTTCAAGTTCTTTTGTAGCCTTATCCGAAGCTTCTTTCATAGCATTGGCATCAATATCTAAAAGAACTTTCCGTATAGAAACTTTCAATTCCCTACGCTCTTTGGTCTTATCGTCAAGCTGGTTAAGAATCTTATTCAATTCATCCCGATAATTGGAAATATCCACTGGTTCCTTACCTTTGAATAAGGAGTCAAAAATACCTGATCCTTTAACCTTATTGGCAGCTTCTCCCTTTCCAACAATGTCAGTCCACTTCTTATATTCAGAATATGCCTCCTTTAGTAAGTTTACCCGTTCTTTCAATTTTTCGGCGAAGGCATCCTTTTTGCTCTTATCCTTACTTGAATCAGTGAGAGAAAAACCGATTCCTTTGGCTCCTTTCTCGCCGGCTTGCATTATGTCGAAAGCCTTTTTATAATCTGATACAATTTGCTTCTGCCAATCAGGAATCTTTGATAAGTCAATGGTTCCAATATCTGATAAATCTATTCCGGCCTTAATCAATATCGGCTTCAATTGATTTGTTGTCTCTTTCGCTTCCTTGTACGCTTTTTGTATTCCTTCAATGATTTTCTCTGAATCTGTGGAAACCTTTATTTGGGCTTCAAATTGCCCATCTGTAGCTTCATTGAACTTTTTCTGCAAATCAGAAAAACTTTGACTGGTTTCTGTATATTCAGCATTAATTTTGATATTGAACTCTTCTTCAAGAGTCTTCTCGTTAAAGAAGTCTCGCATATATTTCGGCATCTTCTCGAACGTATCAAAGAAAGAACTTATATCCAAACCGATAGCTATTTTCTGCGCATCACTCAAATTGTCCAAATCCCAGCCGGCAGCTTCCAGTCTCGACTTGTACCCAGATAGGAAGTCCTTCATATCCGGCAATACATCTTCCATATAAATACGCTTAGAATTTTTCCACGCTTTCCGCAATTGAAAAATATCATCTCTATATCCTCCAGTGAAAGGCAACTCATTATTCAGGCTGGCCAACGCTTTAGGGTATTCTTTGAGAATGGAAAGCTGCTCTTTCAACGGTTTACCCGAAGCTGCTTTAGCAAAATCATCATGTTTGGTTATAACTTTCTGCATGGCGGTAGAATACTCGATATAGCTGCCTGACATGCGACCAATAATCTTATTTACCCGTTCCTCCGCTTTGATGTAGTCATTGATATTTCCAAGAAAGCTGTCATCAAAATAACCGTCAGTCGCTTCATTGGCATGTTCAGACGTACCTTTTATGTCATTAAGCAGTCTATAAGCCTCTTTTGTATCATTCAAAGCATTCCGAAGCAATATATATTGTTCTGCAAGACTTTTAACTGTATTTCCTTCATCATCAGTCTTAAACGTTTCATTAAAAGTGTCTGCCCAAACCGGGGAATAATCCTTTAATGCTGTTTTCATTTCTTCAATGGAAGAAATCAGTGAGGCATCATTCGCCTTAAAAGGATCAACATCAGCAAATTTTTGAGCTTCTTTCGTTAGGTTCTTGAAACCGTCTTGTGCTCTTGTTGTCAACTCGGAAATACGCTCGTTCATCTCGTCAGCCTTTTGCCCGGACTTATACCATAATTCAGCAATAGCAGTAAGCCCAGTAAACAAAAGCATGTATGGATTAAAAAGCAAACCTTTTAATGCAACTCCTACTTGTTTTATACCATAACCCAATGAGATCATGGCTACACGCCATTTACTTGTTGAAAGTGCAGCCGACATTTCAGCACGAGATATACCAAGTAGCTGCACAATATGACCGGCTTGTCCTGATTTCAATTTTCCAAGTGCCATTAACCGCAAGGCATACTCCTTAGTTAAAGCTCCACTACTTGCCAACGCTTTCCAATCTGCGGTTGTCATAGTATTACTTGAAGCTATAAGTCCTTTTTCCGCATTAGTAAGTGTACGATAACTGGATGCGACAACAAGATTGGCTGCTGCCTTTTGCTTGGCAGCAAGCGTACTTTTTATAAGAGCCGCACTTTCATTCCCAATCAAGCGGTTTGCGCCAAATGTAGCTACCTTATATACTCCAAAGGCTCCAACGGCAGCTTCGATAGCCGGTACAACTTCTTTCCAATTTTGTGCAAGGGTGGTAAGGCTTTCGGCAGTCCATTTCAATGTACTACCCATTGACTCCGCAATATCACCAAGCATAATGTCAATCGCATCAGCCAAGTTCTTCCATTTGGACTTAACTGATTCTGAAAGAACTTCCTGCATGTTATTAAACATGCCACCATCATCCGTAAGTTCCCAAAGAACATCTTTTACATCCTCAAACGTAACCTTCTTTTTCGAGATCATATCAAGCACTTCACCGGCACTGACAATGCGGCCTTCCAACTTGCTGAATCGCTCGGCCAGTTTATCCACCATAGGAATGTTCGCTTCCGTCAATTGTCGTAATTCCGTTCCTTTCAAGAATTTAGCAGCCTTTATCTGACCGTAGGCCAATATGATACGCCCCATATCAACACCTACACCGGCTGATATATCAGCCAGCCTTTTCATGGTATCATACAATTCATTGTATGGTATAGAATATGCGGAAAGTTGCTTGGCATACTGATTCAAATCCATAATCCCGAATGGAGAAGCAACAGCCAGTTTCTTAATTTGATTGAATATGGTTGTAGCTTTGCCTTCATCTTGCAGAATAGAGGCCATTGCAATTTTCTGATTTTCCAACTCACCACCAATATCAACCACTGCACGCAAAAAGTTCTGTGCTGCATAAATGGAGTATAGCCCCAAAAATTCATTTCTTAATTGTCCGACAATACTCAATTGACTGTTCATTGCTCCATTCATATTGAGAGTGGCTGTCATGTGCCGTCTTGCTGCATTGGCTGATCTCTCACGGGCATTAGCCAAATCCAGTTCCGCTTTGGCGGCACGGGCGGCTCTTTGTCGCGCAAGCTCACGTGCGGCTGCGGCAGAAGCTTCCGCTTTGGTTTGAATGGCTGCGGCTTTGGCGGCGCGTAAATCACTTGCTGTAAAGTTTGTATTCAACCCGGCGGCTTGCAAGGCGGCACGAACAGCTTGTGTGGTACTGGCCTTATCCACTACCACATTGATCTTAAACTTCTCACTTTGAAGCAAAGTCTTCATATCACCAACCAACTTCTTCTTGTCAAAACCCACATCAAGTTTTGCCTGCAAGTCTTTGGTGATTTCCGCTTTCAATTTTTTACGTTGTTCCGCTGTCTTATCACGGAATAAAATATCGAAGTAAAGGTTTCCAAGATCAGCCATATATTATTGTGTTTGTATTACTTATAATCATTGATATTAATTGCTGTTTCTCCATTGCCATACTTGTCTTTCCAGCGTTTGGCAGCATCCTCTATATCACTTACGGAAGGGGATTTGAAGTTTTTTGTATCGTGTTTCTTTCCCTTGCTGTCTTTGTCACAATCTGTAACCACAATAGACACATCCATTGCCAACAATTCAATTTGTGCATTTGTAAGTACCCAATAAATACCAAACAAAGGTTTACTTATTGGAATCCCAAATAGTCTCAAAGGCTCTGTCAACCACGGATAGGACTTGCCTATTTCCCACGTTTGTCCGTAGCTGGTTCGTGAAGGATATGCTCTGCTTCCTCTTTTGTCATTGTCATCATCGTGTCCTTCATCGCGGTCAGATATATGGTAGCTGTCAAGTAGTCTTCCACTGGAATTTTTTTTTTGCCGACAGCTATAACCTTCATCAGCTCATGATCTCCATATTGTTTGATATAAAAGAACCAACGCCACAAAAAGGGATAGAGGAACTTGATTTTCCAATATCCATTCAAAATGATAGCGGCTGCACATTGGCAGCTGATCTTATCATCATTCCCTGATTTCTGCATCGTACTGGTGAATTTGCGTATAGTCCCTCTTTTCAGCCACGAAATGCCATATTTCTTTCCTCGGACTTCCACATAATCCACACTGTCTTCCATCACATCATTCAATAATTTTTCATCCTCCGATTTAGGAAGTGTTATATTGTTTTCTTTTGTCATACTTTATTGTGTTTTATACGAAAAAAAAGGTGGTGGCCGGTATCAAGTAGCTCACCACCTTTTCGCTGATATGAATTTTGCAAAGTGTTATATCCTAAACTTTTTAGTCGGATGCTTTTTTACGTAAAATGTAAATAGAGGCCCCCTTAGCATCATTCAACGGAGAAACAGATACATTAAAGTACCCCGGCTTGTCCTGCTCGCTGACGAGGTTGCTATACCCCTCGATATTCGGTAAGAACAAGGCTGTTTGACGGTCTTCACTACGCATGAAGAGTCCTCCGGTTACTTTCTTCGGTTCAATATTGTAACCTTCACCTTCATAAGTCTCACCATCAATCGTAGTAGTCATAGTCACTGTTTCCGCTTTCTTGTTCAGTAACAAGTCATTGATTTTTCCTGCCACGGAAGGTACTTGAAACTGAATATCGGAATCTCCGGCATTAGCAACGGAAGTCCAAGTGGCACCGGTTGTCAACTTGATCTTGGAAACATCGGCAGCTCCGGTATCAAATGTAACTCCATCAGAGAGTACCGGTAGCTCCATATCAAAAGCCGCTAAAGTTGCGAGGTCACTATTGACTTTGGACACATAATAAACCTCCTTCATTTGATTAAAGAGCACCTTTAACTCTTCCAGTTTGGTAGTAATAGAAATCTCTGCCATAATCGTATTTTTTTAAGTTTGTGTCATTTGTTTATTATTAGCTTCGCTTGTATAATTAAAGAATGAAAACCGAGTCCGTCATTTCCTCCGGGAAGTAATCGTGGACTTACAGCTGAAAACAATTCCGTCACTATTGGAAATTTTGAAACCACTTCCATTTGCATTTCATCCAAACGGACTGTATTCTCAATACCGTTTGAGCGATCATGCGCAAAGACGTTTATCTGACAGTAAGTGTCTTGGTAGGTACTTCCTTTATCTTGGATAGTTTGTGGCAGCCGGATAACAACAAAGTCCTTCATTGCCTTTTGTTCAGCAGCCGGACGATCTGTTATAAAAACTTTTTCACTAATGCCGGTTACTGCATCAGCGATTTGTTTTAATATATCCATACGTCTATAAACTATCCGTCCCATTATCTCATTGGTTTAAAGTTCTTGAACAATGTGTTTTGTGCCCTTTGAAATGTTCCGGTCAGAACATCTGCATTCAACACATTCTCCAAATAGGTTGAATATTCAGTACCCGTACACATTACTATCTCAAACCCTTTACGTGATTCTGACTTATATTTTTTCAAGAAATCAAAGGAGAATGCTTCACCATACCCCTTATCAGTTTCCACCGTTCCGGTAAAACGTCTGCTCTGATTATCATAACTGACACCTACAAATGTTTCACCTTTAGTCAGCTTCACTCTCACCGGCTGTTTCATTGAATCACCACTACAAACGAAATAGGAAAATCTACCGTCCATGAATAATCCGCACGCATAACTGGTTATTGTATTACCCGTAAGATTCCGAAAGCCAGACTTATTATCAAGTGCATCTTGGATAAGGTCTTCACAACATTTAATCAAGACATCAAAGATATATCCTGAAACAAGTTCCTTTGCTTTTTTCATTCCTTCGTCAAACAATATGTCATTACTCCGGTTATCCATAGGTTAATTCTTTGCAAGATTGAAATACACAGTTGTTCCCAAATTTCCAGCATAGCTATCAGTAACCATACATTGAGTGAAAGTGCCTTGTCTGTCCGTAACATCTATCAAATCACCGGCCAATATCCCTTCAACAATTTCGGGAAGGCTCAACAGATAATCGCTTTTTATCACATTATCAGTTTTGAATGTTCTCAAATTTGTACTACCTTCCTTTCGGCATATACCTTCATACAAGATCACTTTCTTACCATCACTGAAAGAATCCTCACCTATAATTCGGTAAACAGTACATTTGTGCGGATGCCGTGGATTGTTCACTTTCATACTCAAAAATTGACAATTCTGATTTTACTACCCTTTACAACTTCTTCATCCCATTTTTCATACAGTTCTTTCGCCATTTCACGTAGTTGTCGCTTGTCGTATGCGCTGGTCTGCCAACCCCCTTCCTTATGCTTCCATCCCCCGTCACTGTCTTCGGTATCATTCTTACTGCTTGGAGTGCTTGCACACCACATGTAAATATCGGCAGTGGCAAGATCAAGCTGTCTTTCAGTCAGTTCACTTACCATTGTTCCAAAAGCGATTTTCCGCTTGACAAGAACCCTTTTGAGGGCGTTATCCGCTATTTCATAAGCGGTTGCGCCACTCAAAAAGTCCTCAATGGTCATATCTTCCGTATGAAAAAGTTCCTCACTCATTCTTGCATGAAGTTAAGACTTACACGGTCACAGTAGAGATAAACATATACTGCGGCATTCTCGGTACACACATTTGGGCAGCTTCACTTTCAATATAAATTGAATGAGTTTCAGGATTGGCTCTCTGTGTCAGTTTCAAACGTCCACCGTCATAAGAAGCAACCTTGTTAGCCTCGTAACCCAAAGTCAAAGGTTCCACACCTTGAATGGTACCGATCTGACCTACCGGTATGAATGCAATGTTGGTAGCCTTGAAATTTTCCACTTGTTCAGTGATAAGATCAGGCTGTCCGTCCGTATCCTTACCGGGTTTATCAACAAAAGCATAGCTGTCACGTGGTACGATTTCATCCACCTTAACCAATTTCTTGAAAATGGCTTTCAGCCGGTCTTCATCTTCATTCTGTGCATTGGCAATAACTGTACTATCATCCGTAACAGTCGGATAGAGGGAATGACCGATACGTTTAAGAACTGCGGTATGAGTCATTAAATCATCCCACAAGTCCTGCGCCAGTTCCATCCTAATCTTGCCTAAATAATGATATTTACGGCGAATCTCTTTCACTCTGTTCTTTATATCCATAATCGGATCAGAGGCAGAGCCTTGATTTGCCGGAATATGTTCATCCTTAATCCACCAACGGCTTGTACCGGTCAATACTTGATAATGGTTTTCAGGGATATTAAAATCAATAGTGATACCTTTCAAGCCACGTGGGTTGTTATCAGTATCAATAGTGAACTTACCCGTGGAAACAATTCTCATTCGCTGGTGAGTAAGCGCATTGTAATACGATCCGATAAGACCGTCAGCACTTTCATCAAGCAAGCCCAAGAATACATTCTGCATCTCTTCCGTCAATGCGGACATGCCTACCCGTTGCAACAGTTGTAATTGTTGTCTTACAGTCACACGGTTCAAACGATAGAACTTCTTTTGAGTCGGGATGTTACCCGTCCGTCCTTCGAGTTCTCCCAATGCAGCTTCATAGCCCGGACTTTCCGGATCAACGTAAGCTGGCAGCGTTTTAACGCCGAGGCTCGTAATAAGCTGGGAGAAAGTATAATCCAACTTGGTTGCTTCAAATTCAAAACCATCAATTTGGAGAAGGTCATACTTCTCCTTGTAACGGTCAATAAATTCTTGCCAAGTGTCCCCACCAAGCCCATATTCGATAACCTTGTACAAATCAATAGGAAGTGTATTCATACAATTGTCGTGTTTTAAATGTTATTTTCAAATTCTTCTACTGCACCCATACAATTTGAGGAAGTGTAGTAATCTTTTGCAGGATAGCAACCACTTTTTCGTCAAACATGTACTGATAAATCTCTCCGGCATAGACTACTGTCCCACTGGCCTTCGTGTTTTCACTGGCTACAAGAACATCTTCTTGCAAATAGCCATTAATACCAAGAGTGGTAATATCTGATTCAGCCGCCTTAATCTGTTCGTCCGTATAGGCTTTAAAAGTCTTGCCTGAAAGATCAAACTTCACTGCTGTACCGGCAGGAATCTTGCCAACCGCAACCCAATCGGAAATGTTACTCACCATACCACCGCCCGGATAACGGTGACGGATTTCACGCCACACTTTACGGGCATGTCCGTATTTCACAGTGTTCACATCAAACGTGTTACCCATTGTTCCCATACATTTACTGTTTTAGAGTTAATAATTTCAATTCTTCTTCCAGCCTTCCTTCTTGCCTTTACGTTCAAAGTATCTGCTGGCTGCATTGTGTTGTGTTCCACCTGAACCGTCAGAAGTTCTTGGGGCAGTGCCATATCCCCTGCACGCTTTATATTCTGCATCATATTTCGGCAGAAATTCAGTAACCAGTTCATCCACAGTTTTCTTGGTATCGAAAGTTACCCCTTGTAAGGTCTTGCTCAACACATAATCATCATTCGCTTGCTTGGCCTTCATTGCAGCCGTAACTTTCTTTAGCAGGTCAGCTTGAACCTTTTTGCTGTCTTCTGCATCTAAACGTGCTTCTAATTCTTTCAGCTTCTTCTCCAGTTCATCATCGTTTTTCGGTGGTACCGGTGGAGTTGGAGGTGTCGGGGGAGTCGGTTGGGGCTTATAGTTTTTCTTAAAGTCCTCAACTTTGGTTGCGACATCGTGGTTGTATTGCCCTTGCATCCCTTTCAGAAAACCCACTGCTTTGTTCCAATAAGCCTCGTCAGGCTCCGAACCTTCGGCTATGGGATTAAGTTCTATATACGTCTGTAATGTCTGCGGTGAAAAACTGGTTTCTCCAAGTTTCTCGCTTAATGTGGATAAGATTTTTTCTTGTTCCATCGTGTTTATTTTGTGTTTATGTTGAATAAAAAAAGAGTCAGACAATGCTTTTTGCATCAATCTGACTCTTTGGTCTTATTTTTCATTTAATAGTGGGCAGTATTGGACTCGAACCAATGAAGACGAAAGCCAATAGATTTACAGTCTATCCCGTTTGCCACTTCGGTAACTACCCGTTTTGCGGAAGTAGAAGGATTCAAACCTCCGAAGCCTTTCAGCTTGCCTCTTTAGCAAAGAGGTGGTATCGTTCACTCACCCATACTTCCAATATGCGGCCTACAAGACATCTCTGTGAAACCACCGCATTTCCCTTGTACTTCGGACGTTATTCATTTTGTGTAGCGTATCAGAGAATCGAACTCTGGTTTCCACCGTGAAAAGGTGACGACCTAACCGTTAGTCGAATACGCCATTTGTTGAGATACAAGGATTTGAACCTTGAATAGCAGAACCAAAATCTGCTGTGTTGCCATTACACCATATCTCAATATGCGCGAAGAGAAGGACTCGAACCCCCGACAATCAGGTTTGGAATCTGACGTTCTTCCAACTGAACTATCTCCGCTTCATTGCGCCCGGTGATAGAATCGAACTACCAACCTTTACATTAACAGTGTATTGCTCTACCTATTGAGCTAACCGGACAATATACCTATACTCACCTGACCTGCGATACCCCCATTATGGCGTACCTGTGGGAATCGAACCACACCGTATAGGTTTTGTGGAAAGAGATGAAATCGAATCACCTTAACCGGATTTTCAGTCCGGCGCATACACCACGTCTGCCATCTTTCCATATTCTCCCTTTATCCCCATACGCCGCATCGAAGGGAGAAACAATGCAGCAACTCCAACTATTGTTGCGGAGATTCGACTCGAACGAATGACCTTTGGGCTATGATCCCAACGAGCTACCAGCTGCTCCACTCCGCGATATTATCCTGAAAACTACTTTGTACCTACAATATCCACATTTATGTAGCTCTTGCATCTACGACACTTCACTCTCAATATAACAACACCATTGACATAGCTTATATCAGTTAGTTTCTGACCGCATATCGGACATAAAACTATCTTGTTGTATATTTCCCTTTGATCTGCATCTTTATCCGCACTAACTTTTATCATACTCCATGTTTTCGTTGCAAATATATGTACTGGATTTCTTTTCTCAAAACATTTTTGATATTATTTTCTATTAAAATGTAGAAAATAATACTCTTTATGCGTATTATTTTCTACATTTTAATAGAAAATAATACTCTTTATGCGTATTTTTGTACTGTAATATTAGAATCAGAGCTTATAGGCCGGTCTCCACATGTGTAATGTGAGGATCGGTTTTCTTTTTATGGAGAAATATAGTGGAATAAAAACGGTTAATGCCAGTTTGGTGCTTGATTATGAATATATCCAAATGTTAAGGGACGCGGATAGGAAAATTCCTAATCCGAATAAGATAATCGCACAAGGTGGAGGGCAGGAAAACATGCTCTCCACCCCGGCTGATATTACCATCTGTGGGGGATGCCGTGGGGGAAGTAAAACTTTTACTCTTCTTATGGAAACATTGAAAGATATAAAAAATAAAAACTTCCGTTCTGTTCTTCTCCGGCATGAGATAGACGATCTCTCTGATATGGTAGAAACATCATCCACCTTATATGATGATTTTGGGGAATACAACAAGTCCAAAAACGACATGCGTTGGAATTTCTATAAAGGTGGATTTTTAAAATTCAGCTATCATGCTGACACACTTGACGATTTCAAAAAGCGTTTTCAAGGTAAACAGTTCGCATATATAGGTGTGGATGAAATAACCCACATGGAATATCTCAAATTCAAATACCTTATCACTTGTAACCGTAACGCCTTTCATATCCGTAACCGCTTTATTGGAACATGTAACCCTGATCCTGACAGCTGGGTTGCAAAATTCATTGACTGGTGGATCGGAGAAGACGGTCTTCCAATCCCGGAACGTGATGGCAGAGTCCGATATTGCTTTATGGACGGGGACAATGTTTCAGGTATATATTGGGGAAATACCCGTGAGGAAGTATATGAGCAATGCAAGGATATTATACACGCCTACTGGAAGCCGGAGTATGAGCAATATGGTACACCACAAGAACTGTTTATCAAGTCAGTTACTTTTATTGAAGCAAAACTTTCCGATAATGTAAAACTGATGTCTTCTGATCCGACTTATTTGGCTAACCTTGTCAACCAGTCAGACGAACAACGCGCACGCGATCTTGACGGTAACTGGAAATACAAAGCTGCCGGAGATGATATAATAAAGCTGACTCACATGGAAGCCTTATACCGCAATTCCATGCAGATAGGTGATGGAATACGCCGGGTATCGTGTGATGCGGCATTTGAGGGTGGCGACAGTCTTGTCATGTGGCTGTGGGAAGGATGGCATATAAGAGACATATTTGTTTGCAAACTTGACAGCAAGAAAACAGTCGATACCGTAAAAGCGGTGCTGGAAGAATGGCATGTAAGGGAAGAATGCTTCACCTATGACCTTAACGGACTCGGACAAATATTCAAAGGTTTTTTCCCGAATGCAATCCCATTCAATAACAAAGAAGCCGTGGAAGAGAAATTCAAATACATCTATACGAATTTAAAATCACAAGCGGCATATCTGTTCGCACAAAAAATTATCAACCGGGAGATTTCCATTGAACCGACTCTTCTTGAACGCAAGTTCTCCGGCAAAGGGTTTGAGAAAGTTCCCCTTAGACAGATTCTCGACAAGGAAAGGAAAGCGATACGAAAGGATGAAGACAGTGAAGAGAAAGGCTGGACTATTATCAAGAAGATTATAATGAAAAAATTAGTAGGCCATTCTCCCGACTTCATAGAAGCATTGCTTATGCGAATGATTTTTGAAATTAAACATAAACGCAAACACATAAAAGGTTTAGGATTAATATGATAGCAGAGATTCTTACAAAAAAGCCTTTTGCAAGGGTTACTCCCGAAGGTTACTTGCAAGGCAGGATTACGAGCGATTTAAGAAACGCATCGTTCACAAACAACAGTGATAGGCTGACATGGCAGCTCATTTCGCAGGCTGATTTTATCCGTGAGTTTTATCCTTCAGGGCACAAGATCAATTCGGAATTGTTTTACCCGGACAGACTGAAATATGACGAAGAGAAGAAACGGTTCTTCCAGGAGAAAGTATTCCGTGCTTCTTTTCCCTTTCAGATGATAATCACTATCCAACAACTTGTACATCTATGTGGCAATGACATTCATCATGAGCTGACCGATACCAAAGTTGATGAAAGTTCACGGGAAATATTTCTCGAATTTCAAAAAGGGTGGCTGGATAAGAATATGGAGATTGCATTTTACGAATATGCCAAAAGTGTAAAAATAACGGGAGATGCAGCAATCGTATTCTATATGAATGAAGGCAAGGTGTTCACCAAGAATCTCTCCTATTTTGATGGTGACACTCTTTATCCTCACTACGATTCCATAACCGGTCAAATGACACTGTTTGCCCGACGATACAGCGACTATGACGAAGAGGGAAAGGAACTCATTTCTTGGGTAGAAGTGTGGGACAATAAAAAAATGTACCGTTACCGTCAAGATAAAAGGGGAATAGCCGGAGTAATAAACAAAGTGAAACAGTATTTCGGTATTGAAGGATATACATTAGTGGAAGAACACGATCATGGATTTACCGAATGTCCGGTTGTATATTATCGGGACAAACACGGTGCCTGCTGGAGCTTTTCACAAGATAATATCGACAAGTACGAACTGGCTATTTCCCATTTGTGTCAAAACAATATGGCATACGCATTTCCAATCATGTTACTTAAAGGTGAAGATGTTGAGATTCAGGGAGATATGTATGGTGCGGTAAAAGCTATCACTATGGGGAAGGATGATGATGCAGGCTTTATGAATCGTCCCGAAGCATCACAATCATTTGAACTTCAAATTAATACATTACTTAAAATGATTTTTATGGGGAGTTTTGTTGTCATGCCTCCCGAAGTAAAGTCAGGAGATTTGCCGGGTGTTGCTATCAAGCTGATCTATTCACCATCTTTGGAAAAAGCCATGATTGACTGCAAGGAATTTGACGAATCAATAGACAAAATGAAACGGCTGTTCCTGCACGGATATGGAACAGAAAAAGGCCAACTTACCAAATTCCTCAATTTGAAAATCTTTTCGTGGGCGGTTCCATACGTCCACCAAAATGCAGCCGAATTGGTATCGAACTTGGTACAATTAGTCGGTGCCGGTATTTTATCAAAAGAAACCGGTTCGGAAGAATCCGGTTATGGGAAAAACAATGAATGGGATCGTATCATGCGTGAATATAAGGAACAGCAACAAGCTGACTTGCTATATCAACTGAAAATCAAGAAAAATGAAAGTAAAGAGGGTAATGCAAAATGATCTGTACCAAAACGCGGAGCGCGAAAGCAATCTCGTACTCCGCGCTCCGAATCCAATGTAACTATACATCGGAAAAAGCCGCCTCTGCCTACATAAAATAGACAGAGGCTTTACTTTTTCAACAACTTGGTTGATAAGCTTGTGTTATAACAAGTCAACTTCTACATTGCAAATGTAATGAATGAATTGAATATGACACTACTTTCGATACAATTTTTTATTATAAGGCTTTCGAGGATATTTCCGGTTAAGCTTCTTTTGCAGATCATCATTGATACTTTCATTCAGAAGGATTTTAGAGTTTAGCACCCGGACTTCTCCAGTAAGTTCCATAATAGTTTTGGATTGTGTCGCATTTTGTTTTGAAAGTTCAACATTGGCAATAGCCAGTTTGCTGCATTCTGATGCAAGATGATTGAGTTTCTTTGTGCTGATTAATGATATTCCAAACATAATAATTCTGATATTTAACCTATTAAATAATTATATTGCTGATACGGGAACAGCAAAGCATTTACAATGGCCGTGATACGGTGGTAATTTGTCCCATTCCACATGAAATCCGACTTCATCGTCACAAATGTTACAAGGATAGGAGCTGCCACGCATGACAAAGAACCCTATGGCTCCACTGGCTTTAGCTTGCAATTCCCAATGCTTCATCCAACCCTCTGCCACAGCATACTCCGTCAAATCTGACAGTGCAGTCCAAGAGCTTACAGTACGTCCTACTCCAAAAGACTCCTGAACACCGATTCTTGAAATAATAGAATAACCCTTTGAAATAGCTCTCTGTATATGCTCATTAAGCAATGGCGTTTTTACCGACTGCCTGATAGATGAAAGTAGTTTGTCTTTGGAAAGGTTCAGTAGTAATCCAGCGGCAATGGCCGTTTCAACCTCCTTTGAAAACCGGTCAACATATTCTCTTGCGCGTTGTGTGAAGGTTTTGCCGTATGATTCTCGCGTTATATATGTTATGATTACATCCTTATTGTCCTCATGTGTCGCTACTGCCAAAGTATAAGTATAGTCTTCAATTATTTCAAGAAGGGATAAAATTATGGCATCCACTTCCTCCTGCAACTGTCTGTTTGCTGCAAAACGGAATAATTCAGGGCTGATCTTGTACCGGTATGAAATATCTATAATTTGTTTTGCCGCCTCGATCATCACAATTTGAAGATTAGTGCGCATGGACAGCTCCACATCCAGACGTTGACGGAGATATTCTTTGGCCTCTTCAATTTCCTTATCAGTCGGTATCCTCATTTTTACGTTCCTCCTTAATACCTTCCTTGATACTATTCATGCTTCTTTCTTCTTCCAGTATCTTGGCATCATCTTCCGGTGATACCGATTGCTGCAAGCTTCGTAGCCGTTCGGTAAGATCAGAATAGCTTTTAAAAAATTCTTCCATAAACTTAACATCGGGAGTTGCATTACTGATAAGGAAACATACTTTGATCCATGTTTCTAAATATTCTCGAAGTTCCTTATTGTTGGCTAACTCCCGAATCCGAGAGAACATTCCGTTGTCATCCCGAAAACGCATACTCCAAAAACCTGACACTGCCTTAATGCTGATCCAGTCATGTTCACTACCATTATCTCTCGTAACAATAAAGTTACCTACCTGAATACCGTTTGTTTTTTTGCCCATACATGTCTTTATTTAATTGTTTCTCAATATATTGTTTCCTTTTATAGCGCATTTTTCCAATATCAAAGTTATACCTCCACCATTTTTTCCTTATGCAAAACAGATGTGTCGGAATTGGAATGCCCAAATGCACATATCTATATGCAGCCTTTTCCTTCCAATTTCTACTCATAATCAAACATCTACAATTTCAAATTCATCCGCATGTTTTTCTCCAATCCACAGTCTTTTTTGATTTTCAGTAGCCGTCTCATAAATTCTTCCTCTCTTGGAAAGATTTCTTTTCCTGAAAATAGCTTCTTCTCCTAATTCGTTATACATTTTTATTGAAGGTGATAATCCCTTTGCCCTGCAAAAGAACAGTCCCGTTTCCTTATGTCTAAATTTTACTGCCATTCTTATTCCTCCCACGGATTTTCATCTTCTTCCTCAACGTAAATCCGTTTTAATTTGTCCGATACTTCTTTTAATTCACGCTTCATTTGATTTATATGAAATTCAACTGGCATAGGAATTTCCAATGCTCCCCGCAGGTTATCAATTCTTTCAATAATCTCTGCAAATTCATCCGGTGCGATCATACTATTTGGTTCTTACTTTTAATTGTTTGATAATCTTCTCCACAGCGTCCAATTCAAAAACTGTTGTTCTTTTCTCCATGTGGTACGTCCCTTCCAGTTTCTTCTCCCGGAACAAACGCTGGACTTGATAAATGCTTAATGACAAGCAGGCCGCAAGTCCTTCATGGGTATAGGCATATCGTTTGCCATCTTTGTAAACCGGTTTGGCGATCCTTTGCTTATAGTTGCCCCGTAGGTCTTCCCGTTTCTCATAATAGAGTTTTTCCGTCAAGGCTGTTCCATATAAGCCATATACCTGACCGTTCGGGGTTCTTTTTTTGCGATAACCGGCTTCCGAAAGAATACGTCCGAATACTGTCACATTCTCTTCTTTGGCATTATTGTCCTTACACCATTTGCAGTATTTCCGGTACAGAATGGCCGAAGACATCCATTTGGGTTCAATATCGGCAATTTCCTCATATCGGCACAGATAGTTCATTTGATACATGAACTTCATTACGGTACTACTTTCCGACTGATATTCATCCATGACATTTTCAAGTTCCTTACTGTCCGTCAACTTATAACCATTGGCGATAAAACGGTCACGACCTTCCAATATCCAGTTGAATATAGCCGGGTATTCGGCTTCCAAATCCCGTGACAGTTCTTTTTTCTGCCGGGCTTTGGGTATCTCCACTTCAAAAGGAATAATGCAAATACGCCGTCTCATTCCATAGCTCCAATCTTTCAAATATGGCATTTGGTTGGCATTTGCCATCAACAAGGGAATATTGTAAGCAGTAAAGTTGTCACCATAAATAGGCCGGGCTTCGGTAGGCTCACCACTAATAAGACTTTTCAACGTGTCACTATCCTTACCAAACTCTAACGCTTGTATTTCAGAACAGTAGTTCAACCGCTTGCCATTGATGAAAGCGATATTCTTTTTTCTTTCATTTCCAGTAATCAATGCACCTATACCGAAATTGCTGACATTCTCCCGGCCAAGTATGCCCATGATTGTTTCAAAAACCACACTTTTTCCATTGGAACCGGAGCCACGAAGAACAAGCATTGTTTCCATTTTCGCCACACGCCGGTCAACGAAAATACTTCCAAGAAATTCCTGCAAAACTTTTTGCATGTTTTTGTCCGGCAAAACTTCATCCAAAAACATTCTCCAAAGAAAGACATGTTCTTCCGGCTTGTAGTCATAGGGAACGCATGTGGTCTGTACCCAACGGCGGTTGAAAGAATGCGCACGGCGAGCACTCATATCAAACACGCAATTGTTAAATACCACAATAGCATTATCAGGTTTCAAGGCTTTTCCTGCCACTACACGCTTACAGACTTTCAATACGCCTTCCACGCGAGAATAATCGCCATTGGGCATCTTGCATTTACGCATCAAGTCATATATCAGGTTGCCAAAATCATCCCATGCCATCTCTTCATATATCCGGCCACTGAAATAGTAAGGCGTACCATTGAATTTACAAATCGAAGATCGTATAATGGCTGCACGCATTAAGTCCTGCACAGCATCAACACGAGCTGCACTCTTGGACTCTTGTAAGGCAGCATCCAGTTTCTCGCCTTTCATAAGTCCAAAGACCTCATTCAACAACTTCCTATACTTTCCCTTCTCCATGTACAATCTATGAATTTGAATATCCGGCACGAGTTAAAGCCTCAACCATATATGCTGACAAGTTATTTATGGCAACATCACCTAAATATCCGCATCGCCACAAATCAGCACGCCAATCCTCTAAAGACGTGTCACAAGGTATATGATATTTTTGCATAATATCTCGCATCACCGCACAATCTTCATATCTTTCCTCTTCCTGCGCTTTTCTGAACACAGAAACAAAAACGTATCGCCCATAATCAAACAATATAGACTCAAACTTATTCATATCATCATTTTTATACCCGAAAACAAAGCATTTCTACTGTTTTTATACTATTTTTCAAGTGTTTTTATGCCACAAATATAGCTTATTTTCTACATAAATACCGCATAAAAGCTATTATTTTCTACTTAAATATAGAATAAATACGCTTTTTTTGAAGTCTTTTTTGTCATATTTTTATTGGTTTCATCATTCAATATCAATAATCGCAAAATATTGATAAACAAAGGAAAACGGCTCTATTTCAATAGAAAATACAGATGAAACATTCTCTCTGATATGTATGGTTTATGTAGGGTTTTAAAGGCAACTATACATATATAACATATTGAAATACAAATCAATGGAAAAATAGTGCATAGTATGTATAGTTTTTTATGCAAACCATATATTATATATTTTTTTCCATACGCAATTTACATATAAACTATACATACTATACATTAAATTTCCATTGACCTAATAATGAATGATTTACACATGTATAGTTATGAAGTAAACTATACATGTACTATACATTTTCAGAAGTAAAACTATACATCGGACATTCACTTTTGTAATTTATCATTGGAAAAGCCTTAAAAACATCCATTATTGGCTCCAAAAAAGAAAAAAAATAAAAATCTTGACCGGGATTGAAACATGCTTGGTGTCTTGGGTAGCCGGGGGGGGGTGCCCTCCCTGCTTTCATTATCCAGTTAACCGGCAAAGAAGGAGAAAAGCCGCGTTTTGTCTTGATTCTCTTTATATTATACCTATAATATTAAATATAATCCGGCTTTTCCGCTTCTTCTGCTTTCCGCTTTGCTCGATCAGCTATAAAAAGGCTGCATCTATAACACTGCAAAGGCAGATAATAATGTACTGTTTCCTCTTCTTCC